TCGGCGGCGATCCAGTCGCTGGAGGCGGGCGTGCCGGCGATGGCATCGGTGCCGGGGGTGGTCTCGACCTTGGCCGCGACCGCGGCAAAGCGCATGCGGACGACGTCAATGCTCATGGCGGGGGTCTCTCAGGATGGGGTGGGTCAGCCGGCCCAGGGGCCGCCGTTGGGGCCGATGGCGAGCATGCTGAAGCGGGCGAGGAACTCGCCGGCGGGACGGGCCGCGTCCTCGGCGTCGTAGAGGCTGAACTCGGCCGACTGCTCGGCGACGTCGCCGAGGCCGGCGGTGCTGGGCGTCCAGCCGGCCAGCGTCTCGACCACGCGGGCATGCAGCAGCGACAGTGCCTGCTCGGCAGCCAGATCAGTGGCGGCGCTGGCGAAGCCCGCGACCGAGAAGCTCAGCTCGTAGTGGGTGCGGCCGGGTTCCTCGGTATCGTCGGCTTGCCAGTCCTCGCCCCGCAGGATCAGCCGCGGCAGGGTCTCGGCATCCACGTCCACTGGCGCGCGGCGGGCGCGTTCCACGACCACGTCGGGCAGCTGCGCCTGGAGGCGGGTGGCGATGGCGGCGAGCGCGGCCTCGCGCAGCGGTGTGCCGGGCATCAGGTACGGGCCAGGCCGAGGCGCCAGGAGAGGCCCAGCGCGTCCGGCTCGGCGGTCTCGACGCGATAGGTGGTGCCGCCCCAGCGCAGCTGGTCGCCGCGGCGCGGCTGTTGCGGCAGGTCCGCGCCGCGCAGCGTGGCCTGCACAGCGATGGCCCGGCCGCCTGTGCTCGCCAAGCCGGGTATGCTGTCCCCGGGTGCTGCCGGCAGGATGCGAAGGTTCGTCCAGGTCGCACTTCCGCTGGCCTGCCATTCCGCATCGACGGCCAGGTTCGGGTCGGCCAGCAGCGTCGCCAGTGCCCCGTCAAAGGCGCTCACCGCCGCACCACCTGCGCGAACTGCGGCGCCACCTTCTCAATGCTGCGGCCGATGACGTAGCCGCCGAGCCCCAGCTGGACGATGTCCCAGAGCTTGACCGCCTCGGCCTCGGAGATCCCCGGCGCGGCCAGGCCGAGCCAGCGGGCGACGATCATCGCCGTCAGGGTCAGCATGACGATCGGGCGCCAAGTGGCGGTGAGCCAGTGCTCGGACTTCGCCTCGGCCTGGATGATGTCGCCGGCGGCGGCGTTCAACGCGGCCTGCTGGCTGAGCAGCGCCATGACCATGTCCTGCTGGGCCTTGGCCGCCTCGGCGGGATCGGGGAACCAGCGCTTGAACAGGTCGCCGAGGACCGGCAGCAGCGCGGGCAGCAGGGCAGCGATCATGGGTAGCTCCGGCGATCGAGCTCGAAATGCGGGCCGTCAGGGAAGGACGCCCAGTCGCCGCCCCAGACCAGGGCGACGCCTTCCGTTGCCGCGGCAGCCTTCATCGCCGCGGCCAGCTTGCTGGCGAGCGGCCAGTCGAAGCGCACCTCGCCCTGCTCGGGCACGCCATCGCCGTCATCGAGCCAGTAGGCAAGGTCGACGGCATGGCCGGTGAGGTGCCGGCTGTTCATGGTCCGGCTAGCGCCAGCCTTGACCAGCGCCGCCTGGCGCTCGCGCGTGCGCAGGCCCTCGACCACGATGAAAGGCTCCGCCAGGCGGGCGCGCTCGACCACGCGCACCAGGTCGGGATGCACCCCGGCAAGCCGCTCGAAATCGCGCGCGAAGAGCGACGACTTCATCGCTAAACGGTCGGAACGAGTTCGAAGATCAGCAGGCCGGCGCCGACCGCAGTCGGGCCGGTCTGTACGATCCGGACGTTGACCGTTGAGGCGGCAAGCGGCGAAAACGTCGGCGCGCTGGCATCGACCAGCGTCAGTGCGCGGGCCGCGATTGTCTTGATATCGGTCGCCGCGACGATTTCCGCGCCACCAACCGTGGTGCCGACCTGAACCGTGACGGTGGTACCGGTGAAGGCGACGGTCGTGCGCTCGCTGATCCGCAGCAGATGGCCAGCGGGCACGGCGATCGTCAGGTCCGTATTTGCTTGCGCGAGCGCGGCGAGGGAAAGAACACGAACGATCTGGACGCTGTTCGGAAGGGCAGGTTCCAGGCTGAGTACGACGCGGACGGTGCTGTCCGCCGCAAGCGCGGCCACGGTCGCAGCGCCGATAGCCGTATTGTTCGCGGCAGAAGTCGTGACGCGACGATTCGTGTTGTCCCAGAACACCCGGGCGCCGGCGCTGATCGCCAGGGCGGGTTCCTTAGTGACGTCGAAGACCCCCTGGGTGGCGATCTCGATCGCGGCGTTCTGCGCGCCGTCGACCGCGGCAATGCCGAACAGCGCGCCGACGAGGACGCCCTGGCCGGCGGTGACACCGCCGCTGTAGGGCACCGCCACGTTGAGGCTGTTGCCGGGCTGGATGAAGTTGCGCATGGCGACTCTCCTGAAACACGAAGGGCGGCCCCGTGGCCGCCCCGCGTGTCATGCTGCTGTGGTGGAAGGGATCAGGTGCCGGCGTTGAACCAGGCGCCGCGCCAGTCGATGGCGCCCACGCCGAAGTCGAAGATCACGCTGACCTCGACGCCATCGACGCCGGAGACCGGGCCGGTGGTGACCTGCGGCCCCTCGGCGCCGTTGAGGTAGCCGTAGACGTAGACCGGCGCCGCGCTTGGGTCGGAAAACAGGTACCAGCGGTTGGCCGGGATCTGCGGCTCGACCAGCGGCTGCACGAAGCCGGCAAAGACATTCGCGTTGCTGGTCTGGGTGGCGGCGACGTTCACCGTCAGCTGCCGGGCCGCAATTTCCTGGTTCGGTCCGACCACCAGCCGCATCGAGGAGCCGATCGAGATCGGCAGGCCGTCCAGGGTCTTTTGCTTCATGATGGCGGCACGGCCGAGCGCCAGATTGGGCAGGTCCAGCGCGGTGCCAGTCGCGGCCATGTTGGCGCGCGCCGCCGCGGTCGCAAAGACCGTGGTGCTGCCGGTGGTGAGCGTCGGTCCCGCACCATTGGCCAAGTTCAGCAGGCCATAGGCGGTGGCGTTCTCGAAGTCGGCAACGCGCCGGCCGATCATGCTGGCGAAGTCGGTGAAGGCGCTGAGGTCGTCGTTCACCAGCATCTGCCGGGTCACCCGGATGCGGCGGGCGAAGGTGGCGAGCGAGATGCTCTCCTGGCTCTCGGAGATGGTGCCGGCCTGGATTTCGCCATTCTCCAGCAGCGGCAGCAGGCTGGGGAAGTCGCCCATCCGCAGGAAGCGATGCGTTTTGAAGTCGCGGAAATCACGGCGGAGGAAGATGGTGCGATAGGTCGGCTGCGCCGGCTGGTAGGCCGCCAGCAGCATCTTGTTGGCCGCGGCCGAAAGCAGCAGCGGGAAGTCGCTGGTGGTGTGGAAGGCGCGTTCGGCCAGCTTGGCGGTATCGCGCGGCACGTTGCGCTCGCCGCGGGCGCGCATCAGCTCGGCGACCATCTCGGAGGGGCGCCAGCCGAGGAACTCGCTGTGGCGACCGGCATCCTGGGCCTGGTAGCCCGGCATGGCGCGCACCGCGAGCGCCTCGGCCATGGCCTCGCGCAGCACCGTCGGATCACCCTGGGCCGGGACGGTGGTCGTCGGGGCAGCCGGGATGGCCGGCGGCTTGACGCCTTGGACCATGGCGTCCCACAGCGCGCCGCGCAAGACCTCTGCAGTCCAGCCCTCGGCAATGGCGCGCTGGTGCAGGGCATCGCCAATGGCGGGCGGCACCAGGCCGCGGCTGGCGGCGAGCACCGGGCCGAGGGCGGCGATACGCTCGCGCTCGTCACGCAGCGCCTCGGCGGCGGGATCGGCGGCCGAGGGTGCGGGCGGCGGCGCGGCAGGGGCGGGGCTGGGCGTGGTCACGGCGGTCTCCTCGGACAGGGCGGCGGGCGGCGCCTGGGCCGCCGTGGCGGCGGCCGGCATGGGGTCGGGCATGGTGGTGTCCTGGGTCAGGGCGGGTTCGTTGGCGGGGGTAGGACTGCCCTGCGCGTCCTCCCCCCGGATGGCGGCCGCGGGATCGACGGGGATCGGCACCACCGAGATCTCGTAGGGCTCCCAATCCACCGCGCGGTGCACGGTCTCGCCGGTGGCGGGATCGGTGTGTTGCTCGTAGCGGTGCACGCGATAGCCGACGCTGATGCTCTGCAGCGTGCC